GTGACCCATCAGTTGCTTTGGACTTTAATGTCCTGCCATTGGACGTCAAGCAAAAGTTGTTGGGACGTATCTCAGATGGCAAGGGAGGTTACTTGCAAGGTGATCGTCCACGAGTAGCTTTGACGATTGAGGCGCAAAACATCAAGCGCACTCACTCAGTTTGGTTTGGATTTGCTAACGGTGAAGTACAAGAGACTGCAGCTAACGTACAAACTGATACGAACAACGAGGTCCGTGTTGATGATCAACTGACATTCACTTCATTCGGTGTTGAAGCATGGAATAACGAAGCTATGAAGGTTTACTCAGACATCGATGCTAAGTTCGACAAGGCAGCCATGCAAGCTGATGTATTTGGTACTTCGGGAACTGCCACGCCCAGCGTATAAGGTCGTTCCAATTGTCCTACAGCCACGACAATAAAGAGGCTCAAATGGGGTGAGAAGCCCAATTGACAATTACATATACGAGAGAAAGTAAAACCATGAAGATTGCATTTAAGGAATTGCGTAAGGCACCCTTTGAAGTTAAGGCATCGGTCAAAAACTTAAAGAAGACATATGCCGTTCAATTGAAGCTGGCTACTTTGGAAGATTCTATGAGCCCAGATGCACCAGTTGAATCTCTACAAGCTGCACTGAGTGCGCTGGACGGCATTACGGAATACATTGTTGACATGTTGAAGTTGAAGCCAGCTGAGATTGAGGCACTGGAAGAGCTATCCGAAGAAGACGTTATGACAATTGCACAACGCTTGAACATGCGCTTGATGGGTATGACCGAAGCTGAGATTGAGAAGGTTTTGACAGAATCCGAAGATGATGACGATGAGGGTTTAGAGTAACCCCAATTGAGCGGGTGATGGCATACACAAACCATCTGGCTGATCTAAGAATGTTTGAAAAAGATACGATGCAGAACCTGCACTGGTCTTTAGACGACATCGAAGAAGCTGATTATGCAGAGTTGATGGAAGTCATGAATGCTTCAGAAGAAGACAAGATGCAGAATCCAGATGCCATGATGAGCCTGTATCAATCACTTGGATAAAAAAGAAAGGAGGTAAACATGGCAAAAGAAAAAGTAGCCGGCTTAATGTCGACAGAGATTGGCTTGAACACTGCAAAAGCCACCCAAGGTCTTAACGAGTTGAAGTCAGCCGTTAAGGATTCCACGAACGAGTGGAAACAGATGGAAAGCCAGATGAAGGCTTCTGGTGATGAAATTGGGGCTTCTGAAGCTAAGTACAAAGGGTTGTCCCAGTCAGTTGAAAAGCAACAAGATGTGCTTCAAAAGTTGCGACAAGAGCAAGCTGAGGTTAACCGTTCAACTGAAGCCGGTGAAGCTACCTACCAAAAGTACGCTAGTCAAATCACAACGGCAGAGCGTCAACTGGCTTCAATGACCAAGCAACAAGAGCAGGCCAAGCGGGCTTATGAGTTGCAGGAATCTGGTATTGCTGGCCTTAACAAGGAGATTCAGCAGTCAATTAAAGAGACAGACGCTTACGTAGAGCGATTAAAGGCCGAAGGTAGGGAAGAGGAAGCCCTTAAGGCTCAAAAGGAAGGCCTATCTCGTACCCTTGATAAGCAATCTCAACTGTATGAAGCCCAGCGCAAGCAACTGGATAAGATGACCAAGTCTGGTGACGCTTCAAGTGAGTCAATCAGCAAACAAAAGATTGCCTTGGACAAGACAGCCACATCAATTGCTAAGGGTAAGCAAAGCCTTGAAGAATTGGATTTAGGACAATCTAAGATTGGTAAGAATGAGGGTGCTACTGAAGCAGGTGCTAAGTTTGAGAAACTAACTGGCGCAGTTGATAAGACCAAATTGGGGCTTACGGCCACCGTTGCAGCTGCAGGTGCTGCACTAGATGGTGTGTCTAAACTAGTGTCGGCTGTCTATGATCAACAGTCACAAGTATCAGCTTTACAAGCTAAGACAACAGGTTCTTACAAGGAATCTAAGGAAGCTGTCGCAGCTATCAATAAGCTGTATGCCCAAGGTTACGGTGAATCAGTTGAAGATTTGACTGAAACTTACACCAAGTTGAAGCAAATGAACCCAAAGGCTGAGGTTGGTGAACTGGCAGAGCAAACGAAGCTGGTAACCCAATATTCAAAGGCTTCTGGCGCTGATACTGAAGAAGTATTGAAGGGTGCCCAGAATGCTACAAAAGCATGGAACATGAGCTACCAAGAATACTTCGACAATTTGTTCACTTTGCAGAAGCAAGGTGGTGACGTGGGTGGAGAGATTTCCGACAACATGGCTGAATATTCACAGGTGCTTGGTCAAATGGGGTTGAGTGCTAAAGATTCATTCAGCATGATTGCCAATGGTATCAAGACCGGTGCTTATAACGGTGACAAGTTGCTGGACTTCACCAAGGAGTTCTCTATCAGCTTGAACGATGGTCGTATGGACGAAGCGATTTCCTCATTCTCTAAGAAGTCTCAGGACATGTTCCAAGGCTATAAGGACGGTAAGGTCACAGCTGGTGATATGTTCAAGCAAATCACTGGTGAGATGGGTAAGATGACCGACAAACAGAAAGAAGCCACACTTGCTTCTAATCTGTGGAGTGCTTTGGGTGAAGATAATTCACTGAAGGTACTCGAGTCGCTTGGTAAGCAGAACAAAGCCTTTGAAAACGTTTCAGGTACTGCTAAGAAGACATCTGACCAACTGAAGGAGTCTAACCCGTTTGAACTTATGAAGCGTTCAGCGGAGGCGTCAGTCAGTTCAGTAACAATGTCAGCCACTGAGACGAAGAAGTTTAAGAAGGCACTGGAGCCACTTCAGAAGGCTGTGAAGAACTTTATCGACACGATGGTTAAGAACATGCCAGCAATCGTTAGGGCAATCACACCCGTGGTTAACTTTGTTGCAGGCCACGGTAAGCTGATTTTGGAACTTATGACAGCTATGTTAGCCTTGAACTTCACTGGTAAAGCTATCAGTGGCTTAAGTAAATTGCATGACGCTGTCACAAGCACCATATCAGTTGCCCAAAAAGTAAAGGACAGCAAAGCCTTTGAATGGTCAGCAAAATTAGGCAAAAAGTCCTTTGATAAGTCATGGGGAGCCATTAAGACAGTTGGTTCAACGGCTAATAAATGGGGCAAATCTGCCTTTAGCTGGACTGCCAACTTGGGTAAGAAAGCATTCACGAAGAGTATTGGTGCTATTAAGACAGCCTCAATTGCAACTGGCAAGTTGATTGGTAAGTCATTGAAGTGGACAGCTTCAATTGCTACCAAAGGCGCTAACTTGGCTATGGCTGGGCTTGTGAAGACGGCTAAGGCAACAGGTACAGGTATTAAGTTGGCATTCAACTTCCTTAAGGCTAACCCACTTATTTTGTTGGTAACAGCTATCACGGCCGTTGTTGTTGCATTGGTTGAGTTGTATAAGCACAATAAAAAGTTCCGACAGTTCGTAGATGGTTTGGTGAAGTCTGCTAAGCAATTCTTTGAAGGAATTACGAAGTGGTTTGGTAATGCGTGGTCATCAGTAACGAAGGCTTACAACTCATTCAGTCGTAGCTTCATTAAGGGGTGGCATTCATTCACTGATGGCATTGGCAGAGCTTGGAATAATACGTGGTCATACGTTGGAAACGTATTCGATAAGTACATCAATGTGTACAAGCGTATTATCAAGACATTTACTGATTTCTTTACAGGAAACTGGGGAAATCTCGGTAAAGATATTCGTGGTATCTGGAATGCACTGTGGGACTATGTAGAGTCAATCTTCGGTAAGAAGGTTGGTTCTATCAAGCATGGCATCGAAGGCTTTGGCTCTAAGATTTGGGGCACTTTCCAAACCATCAAGGACAAGGTATCTGGATTCTGGTCTGACATGTGGAACGGCTTAAAGGACTTTGCTCGTAATGGTATCAATAACGTTATTGGCGTAATCAACAATGGTATCGGTGGTATCAACACAGTTATCCATACGTTTGGTGGTAAGAAGGAAGCCATCGGTAAGATTCCGAAGTTTGCTAATGGTACAAAGGGTGCACCTAAGGGGTTGGCAATCGTTAATGACGCCCCGGGAGAGCATTACCAAGAAGCAATCATCGATAACTCTGGGCGTGCCACTGTGCTTGAAGGCCGCAACCGACTGGTTAATTTCTCAGGTGGTGAAACGGTTATCCCAGCCCATGCCCTACCTAAGTTTGCCAA